CCGAATCCTGCTCTGCCGAAATCGGCCTGAGTGACAAGGAGCTGAAGCGCTACTCCATGATGAAGGTGGTACGCGCCCTCACCAACCCGACCGACAAACGGGCTCAGGAAGAGGCCGCGTTCGAGATCGAGCTGTCTCAGGAAGCGCAGCGCCAGTACGGCAAAGAAGCCCGCGGCATTCTGGTGCCGGATGACGTCCTGTCCCGCGCGTTCAACGCTGGCGGTGCGGCTGACTCTCCGACCGGTGCCCAGTCTGGCTCCAACATCGTTGACACCCAGTTCATGGCCGGCAGCTTTATCGACATGCTGCGCAACCGCACCACGCTGATGCGCCTGGCAACTCCGATGACTGGTCTGGTTGGTAACGTCGACATTCCGAAACAGACTGGCGGTGCCACCGCTTACTGGGTCGGTGAAGGTGTGGACGCGACCGAGGGCACTCCGACCATCGGTCAGATCGGCCTCACTCCGAAGAGTGTGGCGGCATTCACCGACATCACCCGCCGGCTGATGCTGCAGTCCACTCCGGATGCTGAAGCAATCGTCCGCCGCGACCTGGCCGCTGCAATCGCTCTGGCGATTGATCTCGCTGGCTTCTACGGCGCTGGTGGTGACGAGCCGACTGGTATCGCCAATGTCTCCGGCATCAACGCTGTGGACTTTGCGGGCGCAACTTCTGGCGGCACAGGCGTTCTCCCCACCTACGCCGAAGTGGTGCAGATGGAAAGCGAGATTGCTGCCGACAATGCCGATGTAAACAGCATGGCCTATGTCATGAATAGCGGCATGCGTGGTCACTTCAAGACCACCGAGAAGTTCAGCAGCACCAACGGCAGCCCGATCTGGGAGCCCGGCAACACGGTGAACGGCTACCGGTCTGAGGTGACCAATCAGATCCAGGCAGGCGACCTGTTCTTCGGGAACTTCGCCGACCTGATCATCGGCATGTGGGGCGGCCTGGATCTGACCGTCGACCCCTACAGCCTGTCCAAGTCTGGCGGCACCCGCCTGGTGGTGTTCCAAGATGTCGACATGGCTGTCCGCCGGGTTGAGTCCTTCTGCCTGGGCCGCGATTCCACCTAATCGGCAGTGAGTGAATAGAGGCCCGCGCTTTGCGGGCTTCTTTCTCAGAACTCCCATAACCTGAGGAAATCCCCATGAGTAAGAAAACCGTCAGCCTGAAGTGCACCAGCGCTTTCATGGTTAAAGGTGAGATGATCACCAAGGGCAAGATCGTCCACGGTGTTCCGGAGTCCGATGCTCTCAACCTGATTCGTCGCGGTAAGGCGGTGAAGGTTGAGTCTGAAGACGATGGTGCCGAGGCTCCAGCTCTGAAGGATCTGAATGTCGCTGAGCTTCGCGACACCGCCGAGGCCTACGGGATCGAAGGCGCAGCCAATATGAAAAAGGCTGACCTGATCGAGGCCATCGAGAAGGCTGAGTCTGAAGAAGACTGATGCCGGGACTCGACTGGGAGAACCTCGATGATTTCCTGGACACGGATGAATTTGCCGTGTCCGGGGTCATTGAGTTCCAGGCAGGCGGCACCCGAACGGTCTCGCTGATCTTCGATGATCCGTATCTGAATGCCCAGATCGGCGAGTACGAAATGGACGTCAGCCGTCCTCGAGGATTGGGCAAGCTGGCGGATTTCGCCGGTGTTACCCGGGGCGACATCATCACGATAGACGGAAAGGAATACGACGTCCTGACCGGCCCCCAGCCAGATGGAACCGGCATGGCCACACTGGATCTGGCAGAGCGATAGCATGAGCTTCATCAACCTGGAGATTCACGCTGACCGGATGAACCAGCTTCAGCTGGATCTGCAGGCGACCGACACAGAAGTTCGCCAAGCCCTCCGGAGCACGCTCGGCAAGATGGGCCGCTGGCTCCGCACTCAATCGGCCCGGGGTTTGTCCCGAGAGCTGGACATTAAACAGAAGGCCCTCCGCCGGCGTCTGAAATCCTTTCGCGTGAAGACCAAGGGCAACAAGACAGAGATCACTGTCTGGTATGGGCTGGATCCAATCGATTACATGGACCTATCTCCCAGGCAAACCAATACCGGTGTCAGTGCCGGCCGCCGGCGTGTGCCAGGTGCGTTCATCGCGCAGGCTCGTGGAGCCAACCGTAAGGTGTTCAAGCGAGTCGGCAAAGAGCGCCTTCCGATCGAGAAGCAGACCGTTCCGATTCAGGACAAAGCGAACGTCTGGATTGAGGATGAGCTGCTGGGCACCGCTGCCTTTGATGAACGCTTCCTGACCGTATTCGAGAGAGAGCTGGAATGGCGAACGCAGAAACGGAAGTAGACCTCAGCAACCTGCACCAGGCGATCATCGACGCGATCACCGCACAGTTTCCCTCGCTGAAGACTGTCGAAGATTACGAACAGGAGCGCTCTCGGTTCTCTGCTCCGGCCTGCTTTATTGAATTGACCAGCTGGGATCGTGGCGAAATGGACCCCGGTACCGAGCAGCTGGCGATCACCGCAAGGTTTGAGGCGCACCTTATTATTGGGTTCCGGACCGCACAGGCAAAGCGTGAAATCCGCAAGCTGGCGGGGGCTTTTTCAGCCTTTCTTCACAATCAGCGCTGGGGCTTGCCTGTCGGCCCCGCTCAGTTTATTGCCGCCTCACCGGATGAAATTGCAGGCACCGGCCGAAATGGGGATAACCTCGATGAACACGAAGTGTGGACCGTGGAGTGGGAGCAGGAAGTGCACCTGGGCACCTCGATCTGGAAGGGTGACGATACGCTGATTTCCGAGGTCTATGTGGGGTTCTCGCCTGAGGTAGGCCCGGATCACGTGGATGACTATGCCCAGATTGTCCCGGGAGGCTCGTGATGGATAGCTGGGCCCTGTCCGACATCGAGCGCCGGCTGGCGAATGTCATTCGGTTCGGCGTGGTCGATCAACTTGATGAAGCCAAAGGGCTGGTTCGAGTCCGTTCCGGAGGCATCATCACCGACTGGCTGCGCTGGCGGACCAACCGGGCCGGTCCCGATTCCGACTGGTGGGCACTGGAGCCCGGTGAACAGGTGATTCTGCTGGCGCCCAATGGAGAGCTGAACCAGGCGGTTGTGATTGGAAGTATCAACCAGCTGGCCTACCCGCCTCCCGGAGACTCCAAAACTCTGCACCGGGTTAAGTACGCGGATGGCACCACCAAGGACTATGACCGGGCCAATAGCGTAGATCGTGCGACCTACCCCGATGGGACCGTCATCGAGTATGACGCCACGGCCGGGAAGTACAGCCTGCAGTTCTCCGGTGGTACATCGATTGAAGTCGAAGCCGCGAGCGGCAATGTGCTGGCGGATATCACCGGCAATGTCGACGCGACGGTTGCCGGGTCCATGACCGCGGACGTTGCCACCAGCGCCGAGATCACCAGCCCCACTGTCACCATCAACGGAACGGTAAATATCAACGGCACCCTGAATCTGGCTGGCGCCCTGGTCGCTGCCCCTGGTGCTGGCGGAGCGGGCTCCGGTGCAACACTCCAGGGTGACTTCGATATCCAGGGCAACCTCGATGTGACCAGTGGCGATGTCACTGCAGACGGCGTCAGCCTCAAGACTCACACCCATCCGGGTGACAGCGGTGGTACCACCGGAACGCCAAACTAAAGGAACCACTGCCAGCGGAGCGGACCACCTGATTGGCCGAACATCAGTGGCATGAAAGGCACTGACTCCGCGACCGGCAAATACCTGCAGGGCATTGATCACCTGCGTCAATCGATCAGAGACATTCTGACCACTCCGATCGGCAGCCGAGTCATGCGCCGAGAATATGGCTCCCGAATCTATGAGCTGGTAGACGCTCCTATGAACCGTGCAACGCTGTTGGAGCTGTATGCCGCCACTGCGGAGGCTCTGGCTCAGTGGGAGCCGCGCTTTCTGCTGACCAGCGTAAAAGCCGCAGAGGCCAGCCCCGGGCACATCATCCTGAGTCTTCAGGGGGAATACAGGCCCACTGGTGAAACCATCAATCTTGACGGCATTGAGGTGACTTAATGGCTGGCGAATATTCAGCAGTCGATCTTTCCCAGCTCCCAGCACCTGACGTTATTGAGACGTTCTCCTTCGAAACCATCTTGGAAGAACGAAAAGCCGCCCTGCTGGGCCTGGTAGACGAGGAAGACCGTGCCGAAGTCGAAGCCACTTTGGCGCTGGAGTCCGAACCGCTGACCAAACTGCTCCAGGAAAACGCCTACCGCGAGCTCGTCCTGCGCCAGCGCATCAACGAAGCCGCCCGCGCCACCATGCTGGCCTACGCCAAGGACGATGACCTGGACCAGATCGGCGCGAACTACAACGTGTTCCGCCAGGTGATCGACGAGGGCGACGCCGAAGCCGTGCCTCCGGTACCGCCGACCTATGAAAGTGATAGTGATTTCCGCCGCCGGATCCAGCTCTCGCCGGAGGGCTATACAACAGCTGGCAGCCGTGGCAGCTACGTGTTTCACGCCCTTAGTGCAGATGCCAACGTTAAAGACGCCCAGGCCGTCAGCCCCTCGCCGGGCCAGGTCACCGTCTACGTGCTTTCCCGCGAGGGCAATGGTACCGCCACATCCGAGCTGCAGACGGCAGTGGACAGCGCCGTGAATGCCGACGATATCCGCCCGATGACCGACCAGGTCAACGTGCAGTCCGTGGCCGTAACCGAGTACAGCGTGGTCGCGGAACTGACCGTTTTCAGCGGCCCGGATGCCGAAGTGGTACGCCAGTCCGCCGAGGATGCCATCACCGACTATGTGGCCAAACAGCACCGCATCGGCTACGACATCACTCTCTCCGGACTCTACGCCGCCCTGCACCAGGCCGGCGTGCAGAATGTGGACCTCACCAGCCCGGCGGCCACCATCGTAATCGGCGACGGCGAGGCCGCGTACTGCACCGGAGTGGCCGTGACAGTGGGAGGCACCGATGTCTGACCTGCTGCCACCCAACGCCACTGAACTGGAGCGCGCAATCGCCGAAGCCGCCGGCGACATCCAGAACGTGCCCATCACCATCCGCGAAATCTGGGACCCGGCCACCTGCCCGACCAACGTCCTTCCCTGGTTGGCGTGGGCCTTCAGCGTGGAAGACTGGAACGAAGACTGGAGCGAACTGCAAAAGCGCGAAACCATCCGCACTGCCATCGTCGTCCAGCAGCACAAAGGCACCATCGGCGCCGTTCGCGATGCGCTGGATTCCCTGGGAATAAAAATCCGAGTCCAGGAGTGGTTTAACCAAAACCCTTCAGGCGCTCCTTACACGTTTAAGCTCTGGCTGGAAGCAGATCAGATCCCTATTCAGCCAGAAAAGCTCCCCAGAGTCATAAACATTGTTGAACGGATAAAGAGTCTTCGCTCACACCTTGAAGAAATCCTCGTTCAGGCAATTACAGAGTCCAGATTAAAAACCGGGTCTGTGTCGAATCTCGGCCAACAAATAACTGTGACAAATCATGTTTCTCGGGAGCTGATCATCAATGAATTGGCTGTTATTGCAGGGTAGTTCTTATGGAAATTAAAACTTACTTCGCCCAGGACAACAAAGGAAACATATTGCCCAGGGCTCACGTGTATCTGTACGAACGCGGAACTACCAATTTTGTCTATGGCATAAAAGATGAAAATGGCGACGGTTTAACTAATCCATTTCAAGCAGATCAGAATGGAAAAATTTTGATTGCCGCACCTGACGGGAAATACGACCTGCGGGTTTCGTTCGGCGGTCTTGACTACACAATGCCCGTCCAGTTTCTCGACAGCACTGAAGCAGTATCTGTCGCGGTTTCAGCGGCTGACCGAGCGGAGGCAGCGCGGGATGCAGCTCAGCTCTCTTCAGGGGTCTATGATGACACCGCCTCGGGGTTAGCGGCCACTGGGCCCGGAGACTATTTCAGCGTCCCAAGTGCACTTACAGATGAGTCCCTAATCCTTTATCGCCACGAATCCGACGATTCAGCCAGCGAGATCACCACCTACCCTAGCGCCAATGCTGTCCGCGATAAACTGATCGGAAGTGGTGTAGAGCAGGATGACCTGGTCGATGTAGTGGCAGAGACAGAGCGCCTTCCATCGGGCCTGACTCTCAACGATAAAATTTTGGCTGCACTGTTTTCAGATGAGGACGGTTATTCGCCGCTGATGCTGAGTGCTCTCGGGGAAATAATAATTCCGCTTCTCCGCGTCGGAAACCTGAACCTTTCAGAGTCGTCGTTAGAGTCCGGCGAATACAACTATGCCTGCGCAATTGTAGACGAGTCAGGGAATGTAGGCTGGGGTGTGAATGCCGATGGCGGCGCAATGTTAGCCGCCAACATTCAGACCGAAGATTCCGCTCTAGCCGCTCGTGATCAATACAACATTAGCAAGTCGAACCAGCTGAAGCAGTCAATAAACACCACTGCTGCCAGGAATGAGTTTCACTACAACCACCTGGTGGTCTATGGGCAAAGCCTTTCAACAGGTCAAGAGGGATGGCCCTCGCTGTCAAAAGTTGCGCGTTTTGGAAATCTAATGCTTGGGGGCTCAGTGCGCCCTGTTGATACCGATGGCAGCGATTTCATTCCATTTGATGGTGATGTCCTCCGCCCCTTGGCGGCTACTGTTCAAAGTGGCAGCACCCTTCTGAGCGATCAACAGGTTTCGGACCTGTCGGCAGGAAATCAGGCACTTGGTGAAACCGTCTGTGAGGGCATGACGAACTTTGCCAAAAAGCTGCATAACCGTGCACTGCAAATATCCAATGACCCTAATCGTTTATTCGTCACAACAAACAACGGGGTTTCAGGAAAAACTATTGAGCAGCTTTCTAAGGTCAACACCCAAAATTCAACGAACCGATATGGGCGGTATTTGGATGCCCTGACCCGAATAAAGGCGATAGCGGACAGCCAGGGCGAAAGCTATGGAGTCACCGGAATCGTCTGGATGCAGGGCGAGTACAATTATCGCGATTTTGGCGGAAGCTGGGACAAAGAAAGCTACAAAACTCTGCTGACCCAACTGCGCCTGGATATGCTGTCTGATGCCAAGGCGGTAACCGGACAAGAGGATAACCCCGCTTTTTTCACATATCAGACCGGTGCTGGTTATACCAGGGACGAGGACAGCGCCGGAAATCCTGGTCTCCATGTGGGCATGGCCCAGTGGGAGTTTTCTCAGGAAAATACAGACAGCTATTTGGTAGGCCCCGTGTACCCGTACACCGACAAAGGTGGCCACATGGATTCAAACGGGTACCGCTGGTATGGCCAGCAGCTCGGCAAGGTCTATCACAAAGTTGTCAATCAGGGCCAGGACTGGCGACCGCTATCTCCTATTCGCACCAATCTGATCGGCCAGGCAGTCTACATTGATTTTCACGTCCCCGAACCACCGCTGGTTTTCGACTTGCCCTATGTCATCGGCTCAGCCACAGACTATGAAGACAAGGGGTTTAAGGTGACCGACGACAATGGCCAGGTCGGCATCACTTCAGTCGAAATCATCGGTGAAACCATTGTGAAGCTAAGCCTGGCTCGGGCCATGATCGGTTCTGGTCACGTTTGGTATGCGGACAAAACAGTCCACAACGGAAATGGAAACCTGCGCGACTCTGATGACACTGTCGCCTTGGATAATTACGAGTACTTGCCCGGTTCGGGCATGTATGACTCAGCCAACATTGGGGCGTTAGTGGATAAACCCTATCCGCTTCATAACTGGTGCATTGCCTTTTATTTGCCTGTGACCTGGGAGTTATAAAATGTCTTTGATTATTCGCGTAAAAGGCGCCGATTTCTCTGCTGCTGGTCTTCCGCAGCTTAAGCGTCGAATCGATGGTATGCCAGCCGACGGATTGCAGGGCCTTTACTGGTTTGAGGCGGATGGCACCGACGAATCACCTACAGCCGGCCCATTTACAGATTCTTCAGGGAACGGCAATCATGCCGTTATGTATGGCAACTATTCATCTCCGATAAAGAAAAGCTTCGGGTTGCAGGACTCTGGCGATGGCTTGGGCTTTGCTATAGATACAGGCCTCACTTATACGCGTAGCTGGACGGCTATTATCTGTGGCAGGCATCGAGGTGATCCCTCGGTAGCTTTGCCCGCGAATTCGTACCCCGCTTTACTTGGCCACTCTTTGGGAGTGAGCTCAGAAAAGACTGGTTCATCATCTAATGCTCTGTTTTTGACGTTGAACGGCTCTCTTTTAACAACCACAGTAGGTGCTGCCCAAGATAGTTGGGGGCTATTCGACTCAACGGGTGATTTCACCGGAGAGACACGCAGACCTGTGGATCCAAAAACATATGGCGGTTCCAGTGAGCGCGTTGTGATTGCATCTCGGATCAATGGCGACACAGGTCAAACATCACTTCGAACCCACAGCGGATATTCTGACGATAATGTTAATCCAGAGGTAATCGGCGCCTATCAAAACGGCTGGGATACCAACCAGGACAATGGTGGAGTGCCGGATTCTGGTCTTCCAGGACGGCTAATTATCGGTTCGTGGCGTCAAGGCACTGACCCGAACTATCCAGGCGGCGAATTGTACGCTGCTGCTTTTTATGATCGAGCTTTGAGTGAAACCGAAATGGCTACGGCTATGTCGGCGATGAAGTCGCGGTTAGCCTCTCGGGGCCTGGCGATGTTTGGGGGCTGATTGATGTCATTTAAAACGATACATACCAATTATGGCCTAGAAAGGCTGGCAGAGGCTGAGACTACAGGGGCTCAGATTAATCTTACGGAGATAGCCGTTGGTGACGGATCCGGAAACCCAGCCCCACCCAACGAATCACAAACTGGCCTTGTGCGGGAGCGATTCAGGTCTGAGGTAAACCGTGTTTACCAGGATCCAGACAATAAGAGCAGGTTCACCGCCGAACTGGTGATTCCAGCCACTGAAGGCGGGTTTACTTTGCGAGAAGTTGGCGTCTTTGATGACCAGGGCGGTCTTTTTGTCGTAGGAGATCTTCCGGACACCTACAAGCCAACCCAAAATGAAGGTTCATTTGCGGATACCGTGGTTCGTGTTGAGTTCATAGTTAGTAACGCAGACATTGTAACCCTGCAGGTAGACCCAAATGTGGCGGTGGCCACGCAGTCCTGGATCAGCAATAACGTTACCGCCGCCGCTTTAATTCCGGGCGGAACGACAGGACAGGTCCTGGCGAAGTCTTCAAATGCTGACGGCGACACGGAGTGGCAGGATCCGGATGTCCGGAATATTACCGTCGATATAATCGACGAGATCCAAACTCTGGCCGATGGTCAAATTCAGGTTGATCTGGCAAATACAACGACCTACGGCCTGGCAGTGTACATCGAGGGTGTGCGCATAAACCGGGGCAGTGGCACGGATCAGTGGGAACCGGACGCAACGATCGAGACTCGCCTGATGCTGGGCAAGACCTACCCGCCCGGCACCGAAATTTACTTTGTACAGAACGAGCCTTCCGGGAGCGCACCCGCACCGCTTGAAAGAAGCAAGAATCTCGAAGATCTTCAGAATAAACCTTTGGCTCGCATCAACCTGGACGTGTTCAGTCGATCCGAAGTTAGACAGATGGCCCCAGCTGGAAAACTTGGATACTTTTTCCAATCAAACGCCCCGACTGGCTGGTTGAAGGCGAATGGTGCCGCGGTTAGCCGAACAGCCTACGCCTCTCTATTCGCAGCGATCGGAACCACTTATGGCGATGGGGACGGTTTTAATACGTTCAACTTGCCGGATGCCCGCGGCGTGTTTCCTCGGGGACTAGACGATGGCCGGGGCCTGGATAGCGGCAGGGCAATTGGCAGTTACCAGTCAGACGATTTCAAATCGCATGATCACAGCGGTAAAGCAAGAAAAGCCGGCGCTCACACCCATAAGATCAGAGAGGGCCACTACCTGCCCTATGGCGGTGGAGACTATACATCGGGCGATGATTACACTTCCAAAACATATCGGTATGTAGACTCTCTGTCCGCTGGAGAGCATGAGCATGATTTAGAAATCAACAAAACCGGCGGCTCGGAAACACGCCCCAAAAACATCGCCCTGCTGGCCTGCATCAAGTACTAAGGAGCGGACATGGCCACCAAAACCGTCTACCAATACGACCTCGCCGGCCTCTACCAGAACCCAACCCAGGCGGACGAATCCCCGCTGGAGCCCGGCGTTTACCACATCCCGGCCCGCTGCACCGAGGCACCCCCACCGGAGGATATCCCCGAGGACAAGTGGCCTAGGTGGAACGGCAACCAATGGGAGCTGGTAAACCGACCTTCCCTAGGTGAAGCCGACGACCCAGTCGAGAAACTGCAAGCCTTCCTGGATGACAATCCGGACGTGGCCGCCCTGCTGAACAACTGAGGAGAATACCATGAGCCGAGTTTTGCAGATGTGGGAGGGCATGACCGGAACCGTCCTGCCCCATGCCCTAAGCACCGCGCCGGCCGGCTGGCTGCTGTGTGATGGTAGTGCCCTGCTGGCCGGCACCGCCGATGTGCTGCGTGACAAGCTGATCGCCGATGGCAACCCCTACGGCGACGACGGCAGCGGCAATCCCCTGCTTCCGGATGCCCGGGGCCGCTCGCTGATCGGTGCCGGTACCGGGCCCAGCCTCACTGCCCGCGCCCTGGGTGACACGGGCGGTGAAGAAGACGTCACCCTAACCATGGATGAAATCCCGGAGCACGGCCACGCCCTGGATACGGAAACGATCGGCACCGCCGGCAGTGATGGCAACGTACTGGCTGACACGGGCACCGGTACCGGCACCGTGCAAAGCGGCACCGCAGGCAGCGGCCTGCCCCACAACAACATGCCTCCCTTCCTGGCTCTGAACGCGATCATCAAGACCTGAGGGAACCACTGCCAGCGGAGCGCCTACCGCTGGCGGGCCATTCTGTGCCTACAGCTTGGAATACCACTGATCAGCTAAGAGGCACAAGCAATGGCGAAATTCCTGCACGGGGTCGAGGTTCTCGAGATCGATACCGGCCCGCGTCCCATCCAGACCGTGCGCTCCGGCGTGATCGGCATTGTCGGCACCGCGCCGGAGGCCGAAGGCGCCACTGCAGCCACTCTCATTATCGGTAACGCGCCGGCTAACACCGGCATCGAGTTCACGGCCGCCAACGCTGGCACCGATGGCAACAACGTCCGCATCCGACTGGTTGATCCCGGCACTGCATCCGCAACGCTGGGCTTCACTGTCGACGGCAACGACATCACGGTTGATCTGGCCACCGATGTCGACAGCAATATCACCACCACGGCCGCCGATCTGGTGACTGGCATCAACGGAGACGCCAACGCTTCCGCACTGGTTACTGCATCTGCGGTCGAAGGCAGCGACGGCACGGGTGTTCTGCAGGCCCGAGCTTATGAATCGCTCGCTGGAGGAGCAGCCGAACCCTTCCCGCTCGATACACCGGTCCTGGTCGCCGGATCACGCGGAGAAGCGGCCCGACTCGGTACGACCGGCACCCTTCCTGATGCGATGGATGGGATCTTCGACCAAGTGGGCGCGGTGGTTATTGTCATTCGTGTGGCCGAAGGGGCCGACGATCCCGAAACCACTGCCAACGTGGTGGGCGGAGTTAACGCAACCAGCGGCAACTTGGAAGGCGTCCATGCCCTTCTGGGTGCAGAGTCTGTGGTTGGGTTTTCTCCCCGTATTCTGTGTGCTCCGGGCTTCACTCACCAGCGCGACGTTGGCCAGCGCAATGCGGTAGTGGCCGAGCTGCTGGGCATCGCC